CCGGCGCCCGGCGTCGTCGCGTAGCCCGAGCCGGTGAACACCGGCACCTGTCCCTCTTCCGGCGTGCCCGTCGTCAGCGGCAGGTACTGGTAGCCCGTCGTCACGACTGGCACGATCGCCAACTCGTCCAGCCACAGGACCCCGTCGACGGCGTCCGCGTACAGCAGCTGCGTCTGGAACTGCGGGACGATCACCTGCCCGCTGGCCGACGTCACCGAGATCAGGTAGCCGGCCCCCGCCGGCAGGATCGCCTCGTTGTCGTTCGCGACGATGCCCGCCAGCTGGCCGGCCCCGCCGGTGAAGTTGTACGTGCGGGCGACCGGCGGGATCAGGACGTGATCGGTCGTGTCGCTCATCTGCGCGGTCGGCGTGATGCTCAGCGTCGCCGAGAGCCCCGACTCGATCAGGTCCGTCAGGTCCCAGCGAAGTTCGACCGTGTTCAGCGTCATGCCGTCCCCCTTACCTGCCCAGCACCGTCGGGTCGCCGCCGGTGACGCGGATGTGCCTCTTCAGCAGGGTGATGAGCGCCTGGTCGGCGCTCCCGCCGACCCACCGGAGCTCCAGCGGGCCGCCGGCGGCGGCGCCGCCCGCTCCGGCGTACGCGGGGTGCCCGGCCGCGGCGCCGATCTGGGCGGCCTTCCCGAGCTGCGCCGCGGCCGACTCCACGTACCCGCGGCCGGCCGTCATGCCCTGGCCGAGCATGAGGCTGATCTTCTTCCCGGCGATGTCCGGCGACCCCGCGCCGGACAGCGGCCCCCTTTTGGCCGGGCTGAAGGGGAGGAAGTTGCGGACGTCGCCGACGATCGACTCGACCGCGTGCGCCGGGGCGCTCGCCATCGACTCGATCCCGGACACCAGCATCGACACGATGTTCCTCCCGGCCGACAGCATCAGCCCCGGGAGCCGGGCCAGCGCCGACATGATCCGGCCCGGGAGCCGCTCGAAGAACCCGGTGACGTCGTCGGTCACCTCCCCGGTGATCCGCCTGAACTCCGCCCAGTGCGTCGCGATGAACACGACCAGGCCGCCGACCGGGCCGAGCAGGACCGTCGCCAGGATCACCGCCAGCGTCCGCCAGTGGTCCTTGACGAACCCGACGAGCTTGTCGATCCCGCTCATCAGGGGGTGGATCATGTCGTTGTCGATGAAGTGCCAGGCGTCGACCGCGATCGCGCGGATGTCTTTCCACGCCGCCTTCCAGAAGTCGCGGAACGCGGCGCTGTGCTTCCACAGCTCGACGAACGCGACGACCAGGGCGGCGATCGCGATCACGATCAGGCCGATCGGGTTAAGCGACATCACGGTGTTCAGGCCCTCCTGCGCCCCCTCCTCGCCCTCGGTCGCGCCCGTCGCCTCCACCGTGGTCGCCTTCAGCAGCCCCATCTTGACCGCGGCCTGCTGGGCCATCGACTTGATCGACCCGAGGGTGGTCGACGCCTTCCCGCCCCAGGTGCCCCACGCGCCGGTCGCCTCGTCGGCGGCCTTCTTGCTGTCGGCGAACCCGGCGGTGAAATCGGACAGGTCCTTCTTCGCGGCTTTCAGGCCGTCGAACCCGGCCTTGACGCTGACGAGCCCGGAGTGCGCCTTGCTCAGGCCGCCGTAGGCGGTGTAGCCCCACAGGGCCAGGTTGACCAGGTCGGGGTGACCGGAGATCGCCTTGATCAGAGAGGACAGCGGCCCCGCCATCTGCAGCAGCATCTTGGAGTTGCTGAACGTCGACAGGCCGGCCATGTCGGAGACCACGTTCTTGACCGCGCCGCCCAGGTTCTTCAGCACCCCGGCCAGCAGCGGCCCGTCCTGCCTGAACATGCTGATCAGCGACTGGAAGCCGCTGTGGCCGGTCAGGGTGCTCCCCCAGGCGGCGAACTTCCCGGTGATCTTGTCCAGGCCGCCCAGCATTTCCTGGGCGAACGGCATGAACGCCCGGATGATCCCGCCGAGCCCGACGACAATGTGGTCGATCGCACCGCCCAGCCTGGAGATCGCCGGGCCGCTGTTAGCGGCCAGCATGCTGATGAACGAGGAGAACCCGCTGCCGCCCAGCTGGCCGCCGACCATCTTGACGATGCCGCCCAGCGACTTCTCGACGGGGGGCAGGAACTTCTGCGCCTGGCCGAGCAGCCCGGGCACCAGCTGCAGCGCGGGGGCGAGGACCCCGGCGACCCCCTGCGCCGCCCCGGACGTGAAGCTGTGCCAGCTCGTCTCCGCGTTGGCCGCGCCCATCACCATCAGCAGCACGTTGCCGTTCAGGCCCTTGAACGACGCGGCCAGCGCCTTGTTGTCGGCCGCCAGCTTCGCGCCGGTGTCCCCGCTGGCGATCTTCTCCTGCGCCGCCGCGGCCGCCGAGATGTTCCCGGAGTACTGCGACCAGACGGAATCAGCGACCGCCCCGAAGACGCCGAGTCCGGCGCCGCCGGCGACGAGCCCGGACGTGAGGCCGCCGAGGGTGACGGTCAGCGCCGCGACCAGCGGCTCTCCCAGGCCGGTGGCCAGGTTCAGCCCGGCGATCACCTTCTGGAACAAGGTCATCTCGCCGATGCCGGACGGCAGGCCCAGCGTCATGTTGTTGAGCGCCTGCCCGATCCCCGAGGCCCGCTCCCTGAACGAGGCCCCCTGGTCGTCGGTGCTCTTCAGCTCCTTGCGGAGCACCGCGAGCTTCGCCGACGCGGCCGCGGTGTCGATGCGCACCTTCAGATCGGGGTGCTTCTCGGCGAGCTCGTCGGCCTTGCGGCTGATGCTGTCGAGCTTGGCCTCGGTGTCCCCGTCGTCGGCGGTCAGCTTGAGCTGCACCTTCCGCACCAGCGTCGCCGCCATGGGTTAACTCCTCCTCAGCTCTTGTTCAGCGCCTTCAGGTAGGCGTCGACGTCGTCGATCAGCGTCGCGAAGTCGTGCAGGTCCAGGTTGTCCACGGCGCCAGGCAGGACGTGGCACACGTGCGCGAGGGAGAACAGGTACGTCTTCCGCAGCCCGGCCAGGTCACGGCTCAGCCAGACCCGGTGACGCCGGCGGCCGCCGGCAGGGCGGGGGGCTGCCGGGTCCCAGCCCTCCGGGACGCGGGCGCCCGTGACTGCCGACCTCCCCTCGGGGAAGGCGGGGAGGACAGCGGCGTAGGGTCCGGCCTCTCGGCCGCGTCGGCTCGCGCGGCCGCCTCCAGCCGCGACCGCTCGAGCTCGGCCGCCAGGCCCTCCATCAGCGCGGCCACGAACCCGCCGAAGTCGAAGTCCATCTCCGCGATCGGGATCTTGTCGCCCGCCTGCGCCCGCATCAGCCAGTACAAAGAGCCGACCGACTTCAGCCACTCCGGAGGCGGGTTCTCCAGCTCCCCCGTCGGGTTCCCGTCGGCGTCGGTCTTCTCCTTCACGTCGATCGAGTCCTCCCACTCCCCGATCGACATGCCGGTGTACAGCTGGATCACCATGGCCTGCTGGTAGCTGACCCGCGTCAGGTCGAGCTCCCACTCGGCGTCCTCGAAAACGATGATCATTTAAAGCCCCTCGCTCTGCACATCGCGTCGACCTTGTCGGCGTACCTGGCCATCGCCGCCCCGGCGCGCTCGTCGGCGGCCGCGGCCAGGAACGGCCGGTGCTGGTTCGTCACCCACGGGTCGTGGCCGAACGTCGGGTGCCGCACCCCGGCCACCTCGTTCGGGTACGCCGCCGGGGCGTCGCACGAGATCACCGCCGTGTCCCCGGAGACCTCGACGGAGACGGCGAGCGGGATCTTGTCCGACCAGCCGCCCGCGAGCCGCCGCGCGCCGTCGGCGATCTCCTCCGCCGCCGCCCGCAGGTAGCCGCCGCCCACGCTCCCCGTCGTGGAGCGCTGCACCGTGACGTCCGGCTCGGACGACATCCACTTCTTGTAGGTGCGCCCGTACGCGCCCTTCGCGACCCGGGGAACCCGGGGGGCGCGCGGCCTGCGGGGCCGGCCCATCAGCTGGCGTCCAGCGTGATGTAGGTCGCCTGGATCACGTTGTTGACCCGGTCGTCCAGGGCGGTCCACGGCACCGTCTGCGTCAGGATCTCCGCGCCCGCCGTCGACGGCGACTCGCCCTCGAGCCGCACGTTCGGGCACAGGATCGACAGGGTGGCGATGTCCGAGCCGGTGCCGATCGCGGGGCCGAGGAACTGGTACTCGATGGCCGTGGCGGTGTCCGCCGCGTAGGCGTTGTAGTACGTCTCCGCGCTCAGCCACTCGACGACCATCGAGCCCGTCGCCGCCCGCAGCCCGTTCTGCTTCGGCTCGTTCCGGTAGGGGGAGACGTCCGGCGCGTAGCGGGTCAGGTCCAGCGGGGTCGTGTGCTTCACCGAGATCGGGCCCTTGACGTTGCCCGCCAGCGTCGGCGACGCCAGCGTCGTCACCCCCGACGTCGTGGTCGGGGTGCCGCCGTAGTAGACGCTGGCCCCGACCCAGTAGAAGACCCCGCCCGGCGGCGCGGCGAACGCCTGCAAACCGGGCAGCGACCCGTTCAGCGGGTCCAGGTTCGTCCCCAGCAGCTCGTTGCGGCCCTCGATCGTGAGGGTGAGCTTCGCGATCTCGCTCATCCCCGCGCTGATCTCCCACTCCGAGATCTTGCAGCCGGTGTAGGTCGCGGGCTCGACCGTCCCGTTGTCGACCGTCGGCCGGCCCGCCTGGCACGTGAACGTGTGCCCCTCCAGCGGGCCCGGGGCGTGCACCGCCTTGTACGCGCCCGTCGACCCGTCCTCGGTCAGCGCGCTGGCGGACTGCCCGAACGAGCCGAACATCCGGAACAGCTGCTGCTGCAGGTACCGCTGCGGCAGGTCCATCGGCACCGCGCCGCCCGCGCTGTACTGCGTGATCACCCGCCGCGCCGCCGTCGGGTACAGCGCCCCCGCGTACAGGCTGGTGCCCTGCTTCGGCACCTTCCTCAGCTTCAGCGTGTCGCTGTCGCACGCGTAGAACTTCGCCCCCGTCAGCGACGGCGCGACCCCGTACGTCGTCTCGTCGATGAAGCACCATTGCGCTGCGAGGCCCGACTCTAGGTTGCCCATGGCCTACATCCCTTCCTGCTGGCGCCCGAACAGCGACGCGGACGGCAGCCCCGGCGCCGCGGGCGGGGTCTGTGGCGGGTCGTCGAGCTCGGCGGCCTTGGCCTTCATGGCGTCGAGGACCTCGTCGGCCCCCGCCGTCACCGCCTCCCAGTGGTCGGGGTCGTAGGCGGCGCCGTCGGGCGCCTCCGCCAGGTCCCCGACGTCGTGCCGCCCGAACGGACGGACGCACCTCAACTGCATGCCTGCCTCCTCAACTGGTCGTCAGCCTCGCCCGGTACGTGATCCTGAACGAGCACGAGCAGCCCGCGCCCTGCGTCGTCTGCCGCTGCGTCCACGAGTACGGGCCGGCCACCCCGGACCACATGACGAGGCCGCCCATCGACGCGTCGCCCGGCCCTCCGGCCCTCGGGGTGCCGCGCAGCAGCAGCTCCACCGCGGCGACGATCGACGCGCACGAGGCCCGCACCGTCTGCATTACCGTCGAGCCCGACCAGGCGTCCGCCGTGCAGGTGATGACGCCGTTCTCGTCGCGGGTGCGGGCGTTGTCCATGACCGGCCAGTTCTGGTCGGCCTCCGCCGTGGCCTCGTCCGATCCGGGCACCCCGCCGATGTACAGGTGCAGCGGGTCCCCGAACGTGTCGCTCGTCACCGGCGGCCCGTCGACCACGATCACCGGCGCCGTCGTCGACGCGCCGAGCGCCGCGCTCTGCTGGCAGGCGGTCACGAGGTAGTCGATGACCGCGGGGACCTGCGACGTGGTCGTCACGCGATCGCCGCCCCCGCGTCGGGCCGCTCCGCCGCCATCAGCTCGAGCGCCCGGTTCGGCACCGCGTACCCCATCGGCGTCAGCGTCGTCGTGTCGTCGTCCGCGCCGAGCGCCGCCGAGCCCTGGCCGCCCCGCTCCATGCCGTAGATGTGCTTGAGGATCGCCTTGAACCCGGACTGGATGCAGTCGGGCACGATCGGGCGGCCCGCCTGGTAGGACCAGATGTACTCGCCGTAGTAGAACGGCAGTCCGCTGGTGTGCGTGACGACGCCGAGCGCCGGGTCGGCGTACAGCTGGGACAGCGGGTAGCAGACGCCGAACACGCGGGTGGGGAACATCGGCGACGGCGGGTCGGGCACTGCGATCCCCGCGGTGGCCAGCGCCGCCGGGATCGTCGTCCAGGCCGTCAGCGAGATCACCGGCGGCTTGGACAGCTGGATGACCAGGCCTCCGGCCGGGAGGCGCTCGGTGACCGCCTGTTGGTTGACCGGGCCGCACCACCACTCCACGATGCTGGTGGTCGCCCGGGCGAACTCGATGATGAAGTCGTCCTCGGACGTGTCGGTCGCGGCGATCCGCAGCGCCCGCTTGCACTCCGCGAACGACAGCAGCGACGTCTCCGTCAGCGCCCGGACGTCGTAGGCGTCGGTGAAGCCGCCCGGGTAGGTCGCGTCGTCGCACGACCAAGCCACCAGGTAGTGGCCGGCCTGCGAGGACGGCCCGGTCGCGGTGTACGGCGAGCCGTCGGTGACGGCCGGCGTGTCGGTCGTGCCGTCGGGCAGCGTGATCGTGCAGACCGGCTGCGTGCTGACGGCCTCGACCGGGTTGCCGTCCTCGTCCGTCAGCTGGAACGTGAGCGGCACCGGGCTCCCGAGGTAGAACGGCACCGCTCACCTTCCTTTCGTCGGTCGCGGGCAGGGGTCAGGCCGGGGCCGGCGCATCCGGCTGAGGCGCCGCGGCGGCCTGGGCCTGGGCCTCGGCCGCGCCGGCCGCCTTCGCCGCGCCGAGCGCCTCGTCGGTCTTCGTGATCAGGGCGGCGATCTCCTCCAGCGCCTCCGGCGCGCCGGGCAGGTGCACGGCGTTCGCGATCGCCACGGTGACCGGGTTGGCCGCCGCCGTGGTGGCGAACCCGGCCAGCGCGGGGAGATCCTGCTCGAGATGCTGGGTGAGCGATGCCTTCAGCTGCTCGAAGCGCTGCTTCATCGCGTCGATGTCCTCGGTGAGGCTCATTGGGTCGTCTTCTTCCTGGCCGCCCGGCGGCCGGTCGTCGTCTCCGTGGCTGGGTTGGCGGCCGTCCCGGTGGACAGCCGCGCGATCTGCGCGTCGAGCTCGGCCACCCGGGCGTGCTCGAAGCACTGCTCGGCCTGGCGGCGCTCGGCCGCCAGGCGCTGCAGCACGTACTCGCGGGTGGCCACCGGCCTACTGCCGGGACAGCAGCAGGTAGGGGACGGGGCCGTTGCCCGGGGTCATCGCCGGCAGCACCGCGGGGGCGGTGCCCGTCGCGGCGATCGCGCCCGACTTGGTGACCATCGGGGCCTGGCCCGCGACGGCGACGGCGCCGTTCGCGGCGCCGCTGCCCGGCATCGCGTCGAACAGGTTGACGGTGGTCCCGGACTGGTAGACGCCGACGCCCCAGATGGCCGGGCCGTTCGGCGTGATCGCCGCCGAGCCGCCGCCCTGCGGCGTGCCGATCGTCCCGATGTTCGCCACCGTGCTCGCGAGCTGGATCTTCTGCCCGCCGACAGCCCAGCCGGTCGCCGTGGTGTTGTCCGTCGACTGCGCCAGCAGCGCGGCCCCCGCGGACGTGCCGTTGTACAGCGCCACCCACGAGTGGGTCAGCGTGCCGCCTGCGACCGCGATCAGGAAGGAGACGTAGTTGAAGATGTCCCCCACCTGCACCGGGACCGGGAAGACGGTCAGGATCGTGGTGGCCGTGGCCGCCAGGCCGCCGCTGCCGCTGGCGATGTCCCGCCTGCTGATGGTGCGGCGGTACGGCGGGAACGGCGACCCGTCGAGCAGCCACTCTTCCTCGCTGTCGGGGTACCGGCCCGAAGGCAGATCTGACATGTGGAGTTCCTCTCCCTTAGTTCGATCGACCAGGTAGGCCGGTCAGAAGTTCGCGAGCAGGCCCGTGGTGGACAGGACGCCGCCCGCCGTGCCGACGGTGTTGTAGTTGCCGTAGGACAGCAGGTTGCCGCTGGAGTCCTGGTAGCGGTTCGGCATGCTGGCCGCGTAGCCGTACACCTGGAAGCGGATCTGCAGCGTGCCGGACAGCACCTCGGACAGGGTCCGGGTCCGCAGCTCGCCCTCCCACAGGAACAGGTCGTCGGCGACCATGGCGATCGCCGGGGTCTGCGTGTTCCCCGACCCGGTGCCGTCGATCGGCGCCACGTTGCCCTGCGAGATCGCGCCGATGTTCGGCGCGGTGGTCGCCCCGCCGAACGTCAGCGGGATGTTCGGGTCCGCCGACCACGGCACGCCGTAGATGTGCCCGACGGGGCCCTCGACGTTCCCCGAGCCGTCCTCGCCCGCGGCCTGGTTGTAGCCCAGCCCCGCGGCGGTGGCCACGACCAGCGGGCGGCCCTGCGTGTCAGTGGAGCTCGCCATGCCGAACCACGCGGCGTCGTTGGTGACCAGGGCGGTCGGCCGGCGGAACCGGGTCCGGGAGATCCCGGAGATGACCTGCGCGACCGACTGGTAGAAGTTCGGGTTGGACGGGTCGGTCCACTTGACGGCCGCGTTGTTGATCACACGGCCGTGAGTGGATGCCCCGGAGCTGGAGCCGAGGACGCCGGTCGGGTACAGGCCGGTGAGCTGGCCGTTCGTGCCCGAGCCGAGCATCAGCTGACCAGACAGGTTCATCGCGTAGTCCGCCATCAGGTCCTTGAACAGGATCTGGTCGTAGGCGACCGGCGACTGGTCGAGCAGCTGCAGCGCCGCGTCCTGCTGCCCGGCGATGGTGCGCACCAGCGCGTTGACGAAGTTGTCCTGGATGTCGCGGCTGACCAGCGGCTGCCCGTCGGAGGTCTGCGGGCCGGTCGCGGCGCCGAGCACGACGCGCGGGATGTTGATGCTGTCGGTGCCGGACGGCAGCGGCAGGTTCATCCACAGGTCCGCGAACGTCCGGCCAGCCCGGAGGAACGGAATGTAGTCATCGACCAACCACAATGGAGGCACGAAGAATCCGCCCTGGCCGTCTGTCCTGCTCAGGGCACGTGACTCGAACGGCTTTCCGCCTTCGCCGAGGAACCGGTCATAGGCGCGCTCCTCGCGCGGCGAGCGGGCCATCCGCCGCTCCAGCTGCGCGGTCGCGGCCTTCGCCCTGGCGTCCCTGCGCTTCGGCAGCTCGACGTCCAGCTCCTGGCGGTGCCGGTCGAGGCGGGAGCGGGCCTCCGGGTCGTTGCCCAGCGCCGGGTTCGCGCGGGCCATGTCGAGGAAGAACGAGCGGCCGGAGTGGCGGCCGTACATGGTCGGCTCATTGGTGACCTGGACGCCGGACGCGCGGCCGTCCTGCGGGCCGGTGGCGCCGGTGGCGGCGGCGAGGTCGGCGGAGCGCTTCTCCGCGGCCAGCTGCCCGGTGTGCCGGTCGATCTGCACGTCGATCTCGGCGACGTCGGCCTTCGCGGCGTCGTACGCGGCGTCGAACGCTGCGCGCTCTTCCTTCGGCTTGCCGGCGGCGAGGGACTCGGCGCTCGCGGTGTGCGCGTCGCGCATGGCCTTCAGCCGGGCGTTGCGGGTTTCCTGGAGCTTCTGCAGGATCGGATCCACGGGAGGCGTCCCCTTCACGAGAGATGCGTGACGTGGGCGCGTCATCTCGTGTGCAGCGGCGGGCGGCTCCTGCGGCAGCGGGCGCTTTCAGTTGAAAGCGATGCTGCCGGGCTCGCGGCCTGGCGCTAGCGGGACTACCTGATCATGCCCGTAACGAGGCCAGGGTAAGCGGAGGTGATAACTCCGGTCAACTGCGACGCGCGAGCGGGGAATGCCCGTTCGACCC